TATAACCATTCATTGTTTTCTGTAATGAATGTTAAGTGATTTAATGTATCAACTATATTAGGTATAGAATTTAATTCTATTTTTAGAATGTCTAAAGTAATTCTTTGATTGTATTCATTGAAGAAGTCTACAACCTTCATGGCAATAGACTTCTCAACTTTATCAATAAAATATTCTGGTTTTATAAAAGGAACAACTTTTCGAGTAAAATCTTCATTGTGAATCAAATTACTCAATATCGTCTGTTCTATTGTCATCAATTCCGCCTGTATAAATTAGTTCGTTTTTCTCAAGTTGATCCTGAATCAGTTCGATTAAGAGATCGCCAACATATTGTTTGAACTCATCCTCATCAAATACTTCGATTGGATTTTCTATAATATCATAATGATATGACATTGTACACTCATCTTTTTCATCATCTTCAGAAAATGTTACTTCATCTAATGTAAATACTATTCCACTAAATTCACTATCAACAAGTTTGATATGAAATCTACCAGCAGTTGATTCAGCCAATACTTCGATTGAATTTAATTTAGACATTTTCTTCATCCTCTATTTGGTCCATCGCTTCTTCAATATCTTCATCAGAAGCAATAATAGAACCTGTTGCAACTTGATAATTACCTTTTACCCAATCTTGAAACGTTCTATCTGCGATGATAGGTAACCAAAAATCTTTAGTATCAGTATCTTTCAATCGATATTTTTTCTCTTCAACTTCACCGGAAGTTGTATTAACTTTAGAATACCAACCATTAGATGGTTTAATAACATGACCAGATTCTAATGCCATTTCTAATAAACCAGACCATTTACTAATACCACCATCAAATTTGACACTGACTGGAATTTTAGATTTTTCTCTTACATAACGGGATTTTTCTACGTTGATGATGAAGTTATATCCAATAACGTCTGTACCTTCTTTTTCTTGCTGTCTACCTAAAATAAAAATATTATCTGCAGAATAGTACGATCCTGTTCCACCGCCGACTACATCTTTAGCATACAGTTCCATAGTTTTGTAAGTATGATTAACAACAACCATAGGAATGTCTTTCATAGTGAGATGCGGGGTAACCATACGGAACAACGATTTAATCTGCTTGGCGCGAGACATATCAGCAACAGATTTACCATCAAGCGCGTCATCAACTTCTTTTTTAGAAGCAAGGTTTCCGATAGAATCAATTAGAACAATGACATGATCTCCACGTTCAATACCTTCTAATTGTTTCATAGTATCAAATTTAAGTTGCTCGATATCAGTGATTGGAGTATGAACAACGCGATTTGTATCAATGCCGAATGAGTCGAAGTAGGATTGCGGAGTACCGAACTCTGAATCGTAGAATAATAGAACCGCATCTTCATACTTATCCATATACGATTTTGCCATCAACAAACTAAAAGCCGTTTTGAAATGTTTCGATGGACCTGCCCACATTGTAAGACCAGGTGTTAATCCACCATCTAGTCTACCAGATAAAGCAACGTTGATAGCTGGAATAGCAGTTGGAATCATATCCTTTTTAGTAAAGAATTTTGAATTAGCTAAAACAGCCGATTCTTTAATTGTACTATTCTTTTTAATTTTATCTAATAAACTCATTTAACCCACTCCAATAGTTTTTCACGTGTGATCATTCCTACATTTCTTTTAATTTCATTTCCAGAGTCATCAACCAATATCAACGTGGGTACTCCTCTGACTCGATACTTCATAGCTAATTCTGATTGTTCATCAATATCAATTGATTCAACTTCATACGGCAACTCAACGCTATCCATGATCACGGCTAGCATCTTACAAGGCGAACACCACATGGCGCCAAATTTTAAAATCTTCATTATGTCTCCAGCGTTAAAGTATTATTTTATTATATGATTGGTAAAAAGTAAAATCAAGGATTGTTTTTATTGTGAGGTATATCAAATACAAATGTTATTCTAACGCAATCCCCTATGTTTTTGGTGCCATGGGGTAGTTTGTTATTAAACCAAAGTAAAGTTCCTGGCTCTACAACGACAGACTCATCCCCGACCGTGTAAATATAAGTTCCTTGGATAGAAAGATGATATCTATCTCTAGTCAAATAATAATCACCAAGGTCAATGTGAGTTCCAACTTCCCCTCCAATTGGAAGTGATAGAAACCCGCATCTAGAATGATTCTTGAAATGTCGTTTCAGGAATTTGACAATCTCTGTATGTCTTCTATACGCAGGTGTTTCTATACAAATGTCAGTATCTCCAACATATTGATCTGTGGAATCAACACCGCCTATTACTAATTGGAGAACTCCGGCATTCACTTCAGGGAATCCCATATCCAACAGAGATTGAGTTCCCGTCATAGTCTTTTGAATACCCCAATCATTAGGATATTCTTGTAACTGCTTTAATATCTTAGAAACGTTAATACCAGTTTTTATCACACGAATATTATCCAAAGAAGTCCTCCAAGTTTGCTGAGTCATCTAAATTCCATCTAAGTGGTTCTACCATAATTCGTAATGCATCAAGAAATACTTTTTTGAATTGAGTATCTCGATCTATGTACAACTCTAAATCAAATTCCTTCGGCAGTTTATCAGAAAATGATATAATATTTTCTTGAATAGGATTAGGAGTACGAAGGTATACAAACTTAATGTTATCACCATCATCAATAATTTTATAACGATTAGATAGTTTTTTAAGCTTAACTTGTTGATTGAATAGTATAGCACCTCTTACGTGGATTGGTGTACCTTTATTATACAAGGAGTCTCTACCCATCCATTTTGTAATATCATTAATGCTACTAGGTTTAGCTATAGCTTCAATAGGAAGTTCCATGAATGAATTTTTAAAATCACATACGTATTGTTTTAATTGTTTCTCAGAACCTTCTAGGATAACAGGAATTGCATCTTTAAGTTGTTTACGACATATCATTGGTGTGGATGTTTTAACCAATTCTAATCCCATAACTTTAAGCTTTGGTGTAGTGTATTGCACGCCTTCAGAGTTATGAACATTCAGAATATATCGTTTTTTAGCAATGAAGATAGCTTTATCAGCTAAAGACTCGCGTTTCATTACCATCTTTTGCTCATACGCATTCATATACTCTGATAATTCTTTATAGCCTTTATCGATGAATTTTTGAAATACGTCATCGCATATTTTATCCATGTATCGGATTTTCTGCTCAGATGTTTTATCAGCGCATACAGTTTCAACTAAATCTTCTAATGAAAGGTAAATTGAATCTGTATCGATTGCAATAACATAATCTTTGTTCTTAGTTTTTAAGGTATCATTTAAAAATGCATTAAGCTTATTAGCCATCCATTGAATGGATAATTGTCCAGATAGTGTAATACCTTCTGCCATTCGTAAATCAAAGTATTTGAAATATTGATTTGCTAAAGCACCATAAGCAGAGTTTAATAGAATTTTTAAACCTAATTGAAGATTATTTAGTCTTGCAATTTCTTTAACAAGAGTCTTATTACCTTTATCGGTTTCATATTGCTGTTCATACTTAAGCATTTCTTTTTTATGCTTAGAACGATCTGCGTACATGGATTGCATCAGAGCTGGAAGAAATCCACGTCTAGATTTATCATAACACCATCCATTAGCTGTCACTGCAACATTATTTTCAAATGCTAGTGATAGATCATCATCCATGTTTAAAAGCGAATGAACATCACATGGAAGTTTGATATCAGTCAATGTTTCAGGACTAATATTGTATTGCATAATCAAGTGAGGATATAGACTATTAAGGTCGAATGAAGCTACCCATTTATGCATTCCTATAATAGGATCTTTAACGAATCCACCTTCATACTTTTCTGCTTTACCAAAGGATTTGCCTTGTGGAATTACAATATTCTGATCACGAAGATAATTGTATATGATCGATTCCCAAGTTTTTACAGGACTATATACGTCTTCATAATTGATTTTAGCTTGATATGCAATGTTCATAGCTAGATCAATAAGTTTTAATTTATCTTCCAGCATATCAACCAATTCTACATCTCGCATATTGTATACTACGAATGTATCCCAGAAGTTGGTATAAAAATCTTTAAAGGTATCACCTGGATTTTCTAATTTATTTTCACCTAATTCCTGTTCAGCAACAAAGTCTAATGTATATGATTCTAATTTATTATTAGCAAACTTTTTATACAGATTTAGATAATCAAGAGTTGCTATGCCGGCAAAACTATATGTCTCTTCAGTTTTACCGAATTTAGAACTAGTAGTTTTTTCAATCAGCATATTCCATGGTGATAATTTTTTAGAATATGATTCACCCAATACTACGTTGATTCTATTAACGATATAAGGTATGTCAAAGTGTTCAATGTTCCAGCCTGTAATTACATCTGGGTATCTGCTTTGCCAAAATGTTAAAAAAGATCTAAGTAAGTTTTCTTCGGAGTTACAGCATTCATAGTGTTGATTTGGTTTGATATCAATATTACCAATAGGTTTCAAGCCAAAGGTCATAATCTTTTTCGTATGAGCATCCATAACAGAAATAAGATTAATTCTCTCATTTGCAGTTTTAATATTAGGAAATCCATACTCAGTTTCAGTTTCAATGTCTATAGTGTAGACTTTTACTAGATCTGAGTCATATGAAATGTTTCCTGGGTAATTGTCAGAAATGTATTGTTGGTTATAATTAGTGTTTCCATATATCTCAAATCCTGCAACATTTTCATATTTTGCAATAAAGTCTCTTGTATCGCGAATAGTGCCGGGTTTAATTTCATCTACTTTGGCATTAGACAAAGTCGAATATTTAGAGGGTTTATTTGTTGTAGTATATAAAGTAGGAAAAAATTCTACCTTTCTAGAAAAAGATTGGCCATTTTCTATTCCACGTAGAAGAATGTCATTCCCGCGAACCATCACGTTTGTATAAAAATTATGCATGTTTTCCTTTGGTCAGTTGCATTACATCATAACATATATCATGCACTGGATGATGTTTAAGCACTTGGTTTTTATCGAAGTTTTCAACTTCACAATACCCGTTAGTACTTCCATATAAAATATCAATAGCAGTTCTAAGATCTCTATAGTTATTATATCTCATAATTGGTTCAATTGACATAGCTTTACATAAACTATCAATCATTGGCTGATCCATACTTCCTCTAATCCAAATTGTCTGATTTTCAGGATTAGGAAACATATTAATATAATCTTTAATCTTTTGAATTGCTATCTCAGGTTTAAGATCATCATCTTTAGGATGTAAGCTTATATCTTGAATATAAGGATGAAGAGTTGACCACCATTTAAGAGTATCTTTATCAATAGTTCTATTGAGTTGTTTTATTTGGTATTTTGCGTCAAATTTAAGGAATAGAGTTCTATCCAATAATTCTTGATATGTGACATTTTGGGTGGGATCAAAATAAACTATTGCCGTTGATAATATAACAGAATTTGATTCTGTGCCTAATGATTCTAAGTCAAAACAAAACATAATAATCCTCAAAAATAGTCCTCAAAACGAGGACTAATATATTATAACTTAGTTTCTTCAGAATGTAAATGTGAAGTTGCTTTAGCCAATATAAAATTTAAAAACGCTTCTGCTACAGAAGATCCTGTAGCTTTTATCTTTTTATACTCACAAACATACAATCCATTTTCTTTGTATATCCTAGGTTTTGTCACATTATCTCCAAGTTCTATGTTTTTCTGCTACCCATTCGCGACCGTCATAATCTTGAATTATCCAATCCACGTCGTCGGGAATTTCTACTACCTTTAATTCTGAAAACAAGTCACTTGCTTCAAATCCTAATTCTTCGACGACTTGAACTAGAAATGGATCATCTCGTTCAATTTCATGACAAGCGTCTATTTGCTGATACCCTTTTAACGCACAATATAAATCCAATGCCTTGTCGGATAAACCAAACGCTCCGAAGCAAGAATTGATTACAATTTTCACTTGATATCTTCCATGTCAAACCACAGTTTAATCAATGTTAAAGCCGCACCAGCAACTCCACCTATAATTGCTCCGAAAAATAAATCGTTAAATTCTGGATACACTAATGCGAAATATCTAACTACGTATGCTATAGACAGAATAACAATAAATGTTGCGCTTGCTTTCAACCAATTTTTCATATTTTATCCTCTAATTTAACTAAACAATGCTTTGCCGAAAGCATTTGACTTTCTAAATGCTCAATGTAATCTTGAATTACTTTTGCATTTGTTTTTGTAGACATTTTTTCAAACTCACCTGTACCATCTCCATGGAAGTAGTATACAACTGATCCATCATTTAGAGTATGTGATGAGATTGAACTAATGAATATACTTATCATATTTCCTCGCTTGAGTTAGCGGTATCTTTATCGTTTCTGATTTCTACAAACACAGGAAGGAACAATGATTCTTTGCCCTGTTTGTTTATTATTTTACTAGTATACTTTACAGTAATGATTTTGTCAAGATATTCTTCTGGCAGAAGCTTTCTATCTTCATCCGTAAACCCAGAACCAACAGATACTGTAACGATTCCATCAGATGATTGACATTGCAATGATCCAATCATATCTGAATATTTACCAGTTCCAGTTTGCACTCCAACACATAACAAATCGCAATCTTTAACAGCTTCATCTCCGGCATAACCAGCTTTCATCTTAATCTGAGATTTTGATCGTTTGTTTTCCCAGAATGAAGATTTGTCTTTGATTACTATACCTTCATAACCTTGCAACAAGTACTCATTGAAGATCGCTTTTGCCTCTTCTAAAGATTCTACTTGATCGGTAGCAATCGTATTTATTCTATAAGAGTTTAAAGTGTCTGATTTACTCGATGCGATTTTTAATTTATTCAGTTCGTAACATAATAAAATGAATCGCTCTTCGTATCCGGCGTTATAAAGACCAACAGTAAAAAATGTATAGGGAATTCTATCCCACACCATAGCATGTACTAATTCTGCTTCTTGTTTTGAGATGGTTCCTTTGGTAGCTTTATTAAGAATACCATTACCAGTTTGTCTATCGAGAATTTGGTCATTTTGTTTGACGATCAATTCGCCATCATAAACAATGTCCATATCGCCAGCCATGGCTAAAAATTCTTTTTCTAAGTTTCCGAGTAAATCAATCTGTTTACCGTTTCTAGAACGAAATTCAACTTTGCCACCTTTAACGATAGCATTGAATCTCATACCATCTTCTTTCTTTTGAATGATAGCAGGAAATTTGATTTTAGATACTAATTTATCATCATATCCAGAACATAACATGCATGGATATTCGGGAATCAGACCTGGCCAAACATCATTAACTGTTTTGGTTGATACACCGCATTTTAGATCTTTCTGAATGATTCGTTCAACAACTTTAGCGTCATCTGGGGTTAGCGTTGCTAAAATTCCAGACAGTCTAGTGATAGCAGCATTACCGGTAATAGTTCTAGATGATAATAACGACAAGCCAGGGAATACTTGCTCTAAATCTAGATGACCATCAGAAACAGTTACATAATCAGGAATCTTACGTTGATAGAACTGAACAAAAGGATTCAATGCTAAGTTAATAACCTGTTTCAGTAATTCATTGTCTTGATGTTTTCTAAGAACATCCAGTTTGAAGTTTCTTGAATTATCAGACTCAAGAGTTGTCAAGATTTCATAAATTGTCATTTCAATTCCTTCATAATTTAACTATGGTTCTATTATAACACATTCTCTGGAAATGTACACATTTATTTACACTAAAACACCTTTGAATTCCACATTAGGAAATTCAGATCTCAACGAATAGAATTCTTTTAGATTATCCCAATAATCATCAAAGAACAAAACTGAGTCATATTGCTTGGTTTTAAGGATGTTACGAATGATCAGTTTCTTTTTAACAGGACCAGTGCTAACGTCTTTGATTTTACCGGCGCGTTCTATTCGAATTTTATTAGTATCAATACCTTGCTTTTTGAAAGTTTCTAAAAACAATTCTTTGTTATCAAAGTCATCGCGGGCAGTGACAAAGTAAACATCAGTTTGCGATTCAATGCTGGTTCTCACATGATCAATCATATGATCAATGGGGACGGATTCATTGTGGAATTTGTCTGATTTATTGAACTCAGAGAAGTCAAACGTTTCATCAGCAGATAACGTATAACTGTTATACTCCGAGTTTGTAAGTGACTTAATCTTTGATCCATTCTTTACGACATGAATCATAGCGTTAGTTCTAAAAAGTGTTTCGTCTATATCGTATATTTCTAAAGTTTTCATATTTTTCTCTACTTCATTTCATTACAGGTTTATTATACCCGATTTAGCGGTGAAGTCAAGAACTTTTTTTAATAACGAAACCAGCAGCTTTAGCGATGTCAGCCAGAGCAGCGTCGTAGTCACAGCCAACTTCTTCGCAAACTTCTTTAAACAGATTATTCAAAGACTCGCTGAATTGCGCTTTGGTTAAAATGCTAGACTCAGGTAACGTTTTATCAATAATAACTTTAGGTTTCATGTTTTTCTTTTCAGTTGATTAACTATGGGTCTATTATACCACATCCCCTGGAAATGTACACAGTTATTTTTGAAATAGACTATTTCCTAATAGGAAACTATTGAGAATTATTTTTGAGATACGAACTCAGAAAGTTGTTGCAATCTGAGTTCGTAGGAGATTTGACTATCGATCTATGTCAGATTAACGTCTAAAAGGTTTGCCAACATACTCTATTCTGGCATCATCGAGAAATTCTAGAATGTAGTTCATACATTCATTTAATTCTTCATCAGATGCATCAGGATAGTTTTCGCTCAACCAAACTTTTAAACCATCTTCTTCGTTATGTTTGTATGGAGCTGATACTTCATCATATGCCCAACTATTTTCTTTTTTCTGCTTATAGAATATAGAAATTATTTGGGATCTAAGTTCGTCTCCGCTCAATCTATGCCAAAAGCAATGCCAAGAAGAATTATCATACGTTGAATATCTTTTATTCGCCTTTGTTCTAGGATCTTTATCTAAATTTTGGTCCATGTATCCATCCTACTAATGCGTAACGTTTACCACTTGTCAACGGAGTAACTTCGTGAAGAACATATGAAGGGAATAAATTCATTGTTCCTTGTTCAAGTTTTGCTTCAATTGGTTCGTGTTTAGTATGTAATAAAAGTCTGCTGCCTTCATAAAATTCGGGATCTGACAATTGTACAGAAAATGTTAATTTTCTAGTAGCGGCATCCCCATTTATACTACTATCGACATGTCTGATATAATGATCTTCCATTTGGTCATAGATCGTAAATTGGAAGTCTTCTCCCCACGTTAAATCATAGTTGAAGACTTCCGTATTAGAAGTTTTAATTGCTTCTAAACATCTCTTATAGATCCACTGCAAACTTTCATTTTGTGGATCTAACCAAGATACATTATTTTTTCTTATAGAGTCTGTTTGTTTGTCATCAAATGTTGCAGCTTTCATGACTTCTAAACCTAGACATTGATTGACTATCATTTCACATTCTTCTCTAGAGAAAAGGTATTCAATAAACGCATATGTTTCAACGTAGTTTTCATTTTTACTTTCAAGTTTATACATGATATTCCTTATAATTTATTCAATAATTATTTCTACAAATGAGTTTGTCTCTGGATCAAACCAAAATGCTTCGGCTGTAATCGTATCGTCGCATTCTACGAATATATGATCTGGAGCTGGTTCCCATGGTTGCGTATCAAAGATTTCAGCAACGCGATAACCGGTTTTTAAAGGATCATTTTTTGCTATAAGTGCTATTTTCATTTATAATTCCTTACCATTCGAAAATCACTATACCAGCCGCACCCGTACTGCCGGCACCACCCCCTGATCCGCCCCATCCGCCAGCTCCGCTATTAGCACTGGGGGTCGGGTTTGAACCACAGAACATTGTCGCGCTACTTGATAGGCCAGAAGCTCGATTGGCTGCGCAATTAAAAGTTGCCCCAGAGCAAGTTCCTCCAGGTGCAGCTGGCCCAACTGACCCACCAGTTGCTGTTACAGTTGTAATCGCTTGTGTTCCCGAAGAAATTGAAGATGATCCACCTGCAACACTTGCGGCTCCCCCTGCTCCTACAGTAACGGCAATTGTTCCTCCAGGGGTCAATCCTGTTAACCATGAAAAACCAAATCCGCCGCCAGATCCGCCATAGCCGCCGCTTACTGGACCAGGGGAAGGGGTGCCGCCGGCTCCGCCTCCTTGAACAGTCACTTTCAATTTAGTAACCCCTGTTGGAATCGTAAATGTGCCAGGAGATGTAAATACTTGACCACCGATTCCAGCATACGCTGTTCCTTGTGCGGTACTATCACCGAATGTAATGTTACCATTACCTAACGTTGTTGACATAAATTTTTATCCTCTCTTTTATTTTTGTAACCCTAACATAGGTCGTTTATCGTATTTATAATCCTTATAAGGACCATTAGAATCAACATAATGAAAAAATGTTTGGATATGCTCAGATCCATGCCAAACTTCTCTCCAATGATATAATTGTGTTCCATGATATACTATCATATCGCCTGGATTTAAAAGAACCGAAGACGCTATACCGCCATAATTCTCCATAAAAATTGGATATGGATTTTCTTTATCGTCTTGTATACACAAAGTTAAAGAAAACTGGCATGATGGTCTATCTCTGTGCCTTTCCATACTAGCACCAGAATTCATTATTCTAGCGTAAGTATATGATGGATATAAAGATTTACCTATCACATCCTCAACAATTGGTTTTAGCATTACCATTAAACTCTCAAAACAAAAATTTCCATATTGATAGAAAGAATTTGGAACTTGATTATCGTTAACAGATTCAAATTCTTCTTCTGTCATATCGGATATATGTTTAGAAACCTCTTTGACAAGTTTAAATTGCGTTGCACACAATTCTAAAGTTTGCTCATCGAGCACATTTCTTATAATTACATAACCATTCTTTGCGAATTCTTCATTTCTAGTCAATTCAATTCCCCTTAATTATCATAAAAATCAATTCTAATTTATTTATTCAAATTATAATTTCGATTTATCTAATATTGCCATCAATCTAAAGATAGTTGAATAGACATCTTTAGAATCATGTAGAATACCAATTCCACCAGCCGAATTCCATGCATCGATATTTTTAGCAGTATCATCAATTAAAATATCATCTGGCGTTTGTATGTATTTAGCTTTATTTATTCCACCAATTACAGTAATAACACTACATTGATTACCAAAATGTTCTCTGACCCATCTTTTTTTATCATCTGAAGCAGTTACCAATTTACCTTTAGATTTTGGTAATGCTGTTAAAAAAGTGACATAAACATCTGGTACTCTCATAACAGCATCATATAATAATCTAGATTGTGGGATTACTTCTAGATCACGCCAGACATGATCAAATTTGCCAAGTTTAGTCCAGAATTCCTTTGGTTCCATGTCTTTTGGATTTTTACCAACTAATTCAATAGCTCGTTTTTCAAAATCCGCAAAGACACCATCTAAATCTAAGTATATTGTTCGTTTCATATCAATCCATAAAGTCTAAAGAAATGTTCGCATACTACATACCACGCATATGGAGGAAATAATACAGCCAGAAAAAACAACCCGCCGCTAGATAACATGATACCATAGAACCAAGCTATCAATAATAAGATATCACGCATTATCCTCTCCTCATCTGCGCAATTTCAGTTGCTTGTTCCTGATTTATAATAGGAACAGCATTGCTTTTATGTAATGTACTTATACCGATGACAAGAGTTCCAGTATATTTTGGAGAATCTTTTTTGCCACAGGTACCGCCAGAAATCCCCACAGAACTAGGACGGTTATCTGTGCTACGGTGCGAATAATTAGGATTGTATGTTTTAGTTGAAGGTTTTCTCTTGGTGTCACTGATCCCCCATCGTTTATACATTTCTTCTTGATAACGTTCAGCTTCAATCGCTGCTCTTTTATGCTCGGCAGATTTGAACTTTTGTTTCTTCATTAAGCTTCCTCTTCTACATCCAGAATAAAGTAATTATCTTTGCCATATTTTTCAATTAGTACTTGATCATGATCGATCATATCAGTACGAACTGTTGTTAATTTGTATTGCTTTTCACCATCTTTATAGGATCCAGTAAAGTATTCAATTGTAATTGCAAACATAGTTTCATCTCTGGTTGGTTTGGTATAACCATTATACTACAGTATGGTTGTAAAGTAAACAAAAATATAAATATAATGATAAATATTTTTATGGAATAGTCATATGGATTTTGATTTCTTTTCTCTTGTAGAACAATGTGGGTTCCCCATAGCTCTTGCTGTTGTATGTGGCTGGTTCATCATGCAAGCAATTAGTTTAGTGCTGGGTTCCGTAGTCAAATCAATCAAGAAAATCACCGGACTCATTAAGTCTATGGATGGCAGAGTACGTCAGATGAATATTGATGTTCTAGAACTAGACAAACTTGTCTCTCAATCTCTTGAAGTAGATCCATTACCTGAAAAGGTTCATCATCAAGTCCATCAGGTAATGAATGCAACATCATGAGTCCAGAATACATTAAATTTTTCTCAGACACTTTAACACCAATTCTAGGTAGTTGCGTATTAGGTGCATTTATTTTCACCGCACTGAAGTTTGTGCTGGGTGATGTCATCAATTCAGTTAAAACATTAGCATCAATCGTCATGGCATTGGAAAACAGAGTAAAAACCTGTTCGCATGAATTGATTAAGATTGATGTAACCATATCGTCTGTTCTTGGATTGAGACCTGATTTAGACAGGATTTCTAGGATGGACGGGAAAAATGATGCTCGCAGAGACTAGTCCATGGACATAACAGAAATAGCAGATCTAATTAATAAGTACGGATTTCCTATAGTTGCAGCAGGATATATGTTGCGAATGGTGAAATATGTCTGGTCGTTTACCATCGATGAGATCAATCCGGTGCTTGGAGAAGCATCAAAGGAATTGATTACGCTTATTGATAGAATTCGGTTACTAGACAACGATCTATTGAGACTTACTGCAAAACTGAATACTGTTCTGCAGATGCGTGAAAATGCTCAGAAAGAGGACAAAAAATGAAATATCTTTTGCTTTTAATCTGCTTTCCTGTATATGCCTCATCGTTAACGTATGAATTCAATGACCCATCATTCTCTGGAACCGGATGGTCTCAGCATGTGTTATCTGTTGAGCAAATGGAACAGACTAGAAAGCAGAAGATAAAAGATGACGAAAAAGCTGCAATTGCCAAAATAGAGTCTGATAAAAAGAATACAAATCTGGCTAAGTTTTTAGTCAATGTCGAATCAAGAATTTATGCTCAGTTGTCTAAACAGATGGCAGATGCCATGTTTGGTGAATCTAGTGCGAATCAAGGTTCTATGGACTTCCAAGGAACTAATATTAATTGGGTAAAGGGTGCGACAGATGTATCCTTAACAATTACAGAACCCAGCGGCAATATAACCGATATAACAGTTCCGATTGGAACGTTTGGATTCTAATGAAGTTCATAATCGTAACACTTCTATTTTTGACTGGTTGTTCTCAACTAGCTATGGAAGCGTTCAAAGAAGATCCAGTTAAGATACAGCCGCGAACTGATCTTTGGAATAAACTGCCAGCATTAGATGGCTCGCCAATACCTATAGCAGTTTATGGATTTACAGATAAAACAGGTCAAAGAAGACCATCTGAAAAAACTGCTCAGTTATCTACTGCAGTTACTCAAGGTGCTGAAGTATTTGTTATCAAATCGCTACACGAAGCAACTGGATGGTTTCGCGTCGTTGAACGAGTTGGATTAGATAACTTAGTAAAGGAAAGACAATTAATAAGAAATCAAAGGGAAGTGTATGAAGGCAAGGATGCCAAACCTTTAAAACCATTGATTGTTGCTGGTCTTATGTTAGAAGGCGGAGTAGTTGGATATGACACCGACATCAGAACAGGTGGTGTGGGCGCCCGAATGTTTAAACTCGGCGCCGATCAGCAATATAGAGTAGATGAGATTACAGTTTCGATGAGGATAATTTCTATATCATCGGGTGAAATATTATTATCTACTGCGGTGACTAAAACAATTTATAGCTTCGCAGATGATAAGGGTCTGATGATGTTTGTATCAGCAGGTACAACAGCGTTAGAATTAGAACATGGTTCGACTATTAACGAACCTACAACATACTCCGTGAGAGTTGCTATTGAACAGTGTATTTACGAAATGATATTGGAGGGAGAAAGGAAAGGTATCTGGAGATTTAAATGAAAACAAAGATAGCATTTATGTTAGGGATTGCATTTACGTGCACGTCATCGTCAAATGATGTGTATATTGAACAATCTGGTAGTACATCTGATATTACAATTACGCAAACTGGAACTGATAACATAATAGGTTCTGCTGTTACTCCATCATTCATTGGTGGTAATAATAACACGATCAATGTTACACAAACTGGTTCAAGAAATACTCTGAACTCTATCACTAATGGAGATAGCGTTACGATGACATTGAACTATACAGGTGATGATAATACAGAAACAATCAATTGTGGTACTACGATGTCGCAAGGTTGCGATAGCTCTACTATCATACATAATATAACAGGTGATACTAATACCATTACGACATCTATCAAAGGTAACACCACAAGTAAGATGACCGTAAGCGGAAACTCAAACACTATTACTCATAACAGTACTAGCACGGGAGTTGTATCAGCAGATTTGACATTGACAGGCAATTCTAACACAATTGATTTGGTACAAACTGGTACATTAGATAAGAGCATTAAACTTGATTCAACTGGTTCTAGCAATAATATTAGTATCAACCAACATAACTAATTGTTATGCCGGTATTGGAAAGGTATCAGAACAAACTGGTCTGGCTGAGATTGTAAGAAACAAACAATCGAACCCTAGTAATATCAATTCTGATATCGAGTCAATGGACACCATTGTTACTGCTAAATCGAAAATGGGAATCACCTTTGAAGATAATACAAAGGTAAATATAACTGAACAAAGTAAATTAGTAATAGACGATTTCGTATATGATACAAAGAAAACAACGGGTAAACTTGCTTTAAAGGTTGCTCTTGGTACAGTTCGCTATGCATCTGGTCAAATTGCCAAGAGTAATCCACAAAGCGTTGCAATAAACACCCCTACAGCGACAGTTGCTGTTAGAGGAACTGATTTTAGTATGACCGTAGATGAATTGGGTAAAAGTACTATTATATTATTGCCAAGTTGCGATATCGCTGGATGTATAACAGGAGCTATTGAAGTATCTACTGATGCTGGATTCGTTTTTATGAATCAAGCATACCAAACAACAGTAGTATCTGATAGAAATGCAGCGCCCAGTAAACCAGTTGTTATCGATATAGATCAAAACAATATCAATAACAACTTGATTGTTTCTCCTCCGATTAAAAAAGACGGGGATGCTACTCGAGTAGAACAGATTAAAAATGCATTAGATATCAACTTTCTGGATAAAGATTTTTTAGAATATGCGCAACTTGATATCAATGCGTTGATGGTAGGATCAGAGTTAGATAAGAATTATCTTGAAGCGAATATGCTTCAAGATTTATGGGTTGCTTC